CTGAGGTCATATTTGCGGTCCCCTCCTCCTGGATAGTGCCAAGGGAACCACTTTGAGGTTTATACTCTTCGATGTCCTCCGGAAATGCCCTGACGCAAGCGCCATCGACAATATCGTAGAAGTAGTCGAGAGGATTCGCCAGGATATCAGAGTCCTGGCACTCTTTAAATAAATTATAAAATTGAGTAATGCGTTTTGTTGATAAGGGTCAGATACATGCATCATTGCACCTGCCTATTTGCACTTTTATTTGTGGGGCTATAAACCACTGTAGGTAAATACCTACTCGCATGTTCGCGTCATTCTTGTCTCAACAAAGCAGTCTGCCTGCATGGTATGTGCTAAACCATACATAACACCTGTAATCAGAATTGAGTTCGGTTTTGATTTCTCTCTAGTAACGACGACACTACCGCAGCGCCTCCGGACAGTTTATAGACATGACGGTCAGTGTTTAAATTATAAATCAATAGGAATGTTGTCGAGGAATTCTGCTATACGAGCAGGAAAACGAGGTTCCCCAAAAACTTCCACTAACATAAAACCATATTCAGTGTATGTAATACCATATACAGTTAGATCAGGACGCAGTATTTCAATGACTTTAGCATATTTGATAGCTTGGTCTTTGACTTTCCGCTTAAATGCACTAGCGCGGCCGACAACGCGTTTACACTCTACAACGAGAGCAACGTCATCATATACATATAGCAGATCTCCTTCTCCAAAACAACTGGCAATAACTGGATACTCAGCAAAATGTGGTTTGCCGAGAATTCCTTTCACACGATCACATAAAATAGTTTCCTCACTCACTGCTTCTGTAAAAGAACTGTTTGCAGTAGAGGAACTTAGTGAGATACTCTCTGGGACCGAGAATTCATTGAGCTCACAGTCCCGAATGGCTCTATCGAGCACACTTAGCCGTGCCTCTTGATGCGACACTGCAGCATTATTTTGAGTAGTAGTACGAATTTGCTGCAACTCCTTAAGGGAGCGACCTGCGAGTTTCTTCTCATACCAATCGTCAGCATTGAAGACACGTCACATCTGGGGGACGTACTTTTGCTTCCATTGTTCAGCACGAGTATCAAAATCATCATCCAGAGTACGGCATGGAAGATTAGCTCTACGAGCAATTTCTTTCATTTGTTGCCGTCTGGTTTCAAATACCTCACGTCCATGGAAGAACCACTCCCTGAGGGCTCCATCCACATTTTGAGTACAAACCTCTTCAGGTGTCACCTCCTTTGACTCTAAAATTGAGTGCAGTGACTTAAAAATGGAAGACTCATCGAGTACTCCCACAAATACACCAAGATCCTCATCAAATCTGTCTTTACGCTTCAAAAAATCAGCGTCATATCGAGACATGAATGGGCGAGGTGCAGACTCTTTGTCAGGCATGGTAAATTTCATATCGTTAGCCTCCAATGTGTTAGCCATTGACACGTGATTGAACTTATCGTAACCAGGTCGAACTGACCCTTTAGCATCATCACCGTAGGTCATGAGTGTCACTAAATCTCTGAAGCG